GCTATATTCACATCATTTTCGAATTGTTGAAAGGAAGCAACGAACACAATTTCGCGCTTTCAAAAACTTTCGATCAACACTCCGCGATGGCCGAGGACGCGCTGCAAAGAGTGAAAAACGAAACTGCAAACGTCGGGGCAAAAGTGCTTGCCCCACTAGCTACCTTAGAGGAGAAATCCTCTCTTGGTGGTAAACCCGTCAGCCCTGTTGGCAATACAGGTGTTGCTAGTATGTGTCTTTCAGCGGATGAGATTAACATCTCCACCAGGTCCGCGGAAGGGCTCGTACTCCTTGTCACTCGTCTTTCGACTGAGGGACTGGGAGCTTCGGCTTCCACGGTTCAACTGGTGGAGTCACTGATCTGGCCCTTTGTCGCTCGCGTTTCTAAACGAACGCCTTGGTTTAGCGATAAAGAGTTCGCTCGCTTCATTCGTTCTGTACGTTGTAGTGCAAAACGGATTCAGGAGGTGACCAGTGAGGATAATAAAGAGCAGACTTATTTAAAGTTCTGGCTCGATACTCTCCTTTGTCAAGTGTTTCGCGATACCCAGTTTCCTGCAAAGGATTCTTGGATAAAGCGTCCGCTGTTTTCGGGGTGGCTTAAACGATTCGTCGCTCGACGTGTTGCTAAGCGCGACATTTCCTTTATATACTCGTTACAGAAAGGCTCCAAGAGGGCCTGGCCTGCACTGGGTGATATAAAGAAGGATGCTGCGTATAAGAAGCACGCTGAGCGTCTTTCCGAGAACTCCCCTACCGTCCCTGAACCTCTGCGTACTACCATTAGCGTGGTAGCGCGTAAAGTGTTCGGTTCGGTGGTCGAGTCCAAGAAAGGTACGAAGTTTATGCCTTCCGGTTCCGCTTGCTCACAAGCCTCTCGCCGTCAAGGCGGGGCGTTGAGTTTATTTGAGCGTTACCGTCTTCCCCTGGAAGATAAAGAAAGTAAAGTTATTGGTAAGCTACCGATTCTCTCGGCAACCTTGAACACATGGCGTCAAACTCAGTTTAACGCTGCGTTCTTCAAGTCGTTTGGTGAATTGATGGTTAACCGATCGGGCTTATGCCCGGCCCTCGATGTTGATGTCGTGGCCATCCCTGAACCAGGGAAGTTCCGCATCATCACTAAGGGTAACGGTTATCTTTACACTGCTCTCCAGCCTCTTCAGGGTCTCATGTTAGATTCCTGGAAGAGACATCCTGCATCCACTATGCGCGATGAGGATTTAACCTCCCGTATACGCGAGATGGACCGGGCCCTCCCAGATTTACCATTCTGGTGTTCTGTCGACTATGAGGCAGCTACTGATCTTCTTAATCGAGATGCAACCCTTACGGCGTTCGAAAGCCTTAAAGGTTGTTTTCTCTATGAACTGGGTCATGTTAGTTTGGCTCCTGGTTTGGCGCACTACCCGGATGGGTCTGCGGTTCTCGCACTCAATGGACAGCTCATGGGTCATCCTCTAAGCTTTCCGTTGTTGTGCGTGATCAATTTAGCAGTTTATCACGAGACGGTTAACCGTTACGTGTCCCGTTTCTATGTTACTCCCGAGAAATTACGTGCCATGAGAAGCAATGTTATCGTCAATGGCGATGATATGCTTTTTCGTTGTACGCGATCGTTTTACACGATCTTCTTGGAGGTTTCAAAAGAAGCAGGTTTTCGCATTTCCCAGGGAAAGAACTACTTATCGAAAGATTGTTGTATGATCAACTCGCAAATCTTTCGTCGCACTTCTGGTGTGATGAAACGTTTTGGTTATCTCAACATGAAATTGGTAAAAGGTTCCTCCCTCAAGGAAGGTGAGTCAAAGGCTACTCCAACTCAGATTGGTCCCGATTTGGGCCGTATGGTTGAGCGTTGTCCCTGGTCTCAGTGTGTGATACCTGCCGCAATGGGGCGCTGGAAGCAGGATTGGTTCGGTGCGATTTATCGTCCGAACTGGTACCTCCCTGTCCATCTCCGTGGTTTTGGTGTCCCGCGAAAGTTCGCTCCTGGGACGTGGCGTGTCACTCGGTCTCAGCGACTGATGGCCGCTCGTTTCATTAACGATCCTCGTATGGCCCTTTATCGCCGTGAGGGTATGGATATACCGACAGTCAAGCTCGCTGGCGCTTTGCTGAATTGGAAGTTCTTCCCGTATGACTACGTTCCTAATAGACACGAAGTTGAGAACTCTGACGAATGGATGGGCCGTCTGGCATATGCCGCACGTGCTCATTCCGGTTCTGTCTCGGTTTCCGATGAAGTGTTTATTTCTCATTTTCCTCCGGAGTATCGCTTAAAACCGATGTCTTTGGAGGTGATTGAGAAGTATTGGAATGTCCAGTTGTACGCGTCAGGATCTCCCGTATGCCCTCCGATAGGGTACATTCGTTCGAATTCTGTTTGGGACTACGATGTCGAGTCTTTAATCCGTCCTAAGGTTTACCTTGGGCTGGATGACATCGATTATTAGTCCGGACAGGCCCTGAGCATGGCCTTAAACTGCTCCACAAGCAATGCATAACTGGGTTTTACCCTGCGCCTCTACTTGTGCTTTAGGAGAGATTATTCTGTGTGGATTTGATCGTTTCTTGTTTCAATTCGTCTAGCTTCCTGCTTGTAGTCCCTCGGGACTCGTAGCGTGGAGGCCGGACCATGTTGGCAAGTTATCGGTCTATCTGCTTGAAGTTCTTCTCTCTTACTGAGGGTCCCTTTGGGGCTCAATGGGGTTGTTTCAGATAATTGACCAAAACGGTGTTGTTCTACTACAGGTTTCCTGGAATGAGCAACTTAATATTTCCGTGCTAAGCAAAATGCCGAGAGACTGCACGGCTCTTCCTCGCGTATCTGTGCGCGAGGTCCTGAAACGATGTACAGTCCTTCCCGAGACAGGAAGGATCCCATACTATGTCTCAGAATTCAAACGAACGTTCTAAGAAGCAATCCAAAGCTTCGAAGAAGCGTGCAAAACAAAATAACCAGAATAATAATAATAATAATAATGCCTCGAGAACAACTATGTCTCAGGCTCCCTCCGCTGTTGGAGTTAGTACCATTTCCGGGCGTCCGTCAATTCGGAACTCCGGGAAGGGCTGTCGGATTGCCCACCGTGAGCTAGTTTTAGCTTCGGTGGCCGGTTCAACGACCTTTACGGTACAAAACTTCTTAAAGCTTAACCCGGGTCTGTCAGCCACTTTTCCGTGGTTGGCGCCCCAGGCGGCTCAGTGGGAACAGTATCAATGTCACCGCCTAGTTGCGGAGTGGGTGCCTATTGCCCCCACTTCAACGCAAGGCGACATTATACTTTCACCGAATTATGATGCTTCTGATCCTCAACCAACAACGGAGACGCAAGCCGCCAATAACTTTGGTACGCTTACGGATTCCTGTTGGAAGCTCGGTAAGTTGATTATGGATGTGAAAGCTATGATGGGACTCGGTCCCCGTCGTTACGTTCGACAATCGAACGTCGCGGGGGATCCAAAAACCTTTGATATTGGAACTTTGGCGGTTTGTTCGAACAATGAAACCGGAACCTCAGCGATAGGTAAACTATTTCTGGATTACGATTTCGAGTTCTTCATCCCGCAGAATGATCCCAATACTTCAACGGCTCCTCAACAGACAAGCATGTTTGCTCTTCATAACGCTCAGACGTTCACCACTGCTGTGGCGGCGCCTTTGGCGTTTGATACGCTCGTGTTTGATCCGTTAGGAATCGGATCTGCCGCTACTGGGGTGTTTACACCCCCGGCTGGCGTCTACCGAATTGACTGTTCTGTCGAGTTTAAGGACTCATCCAATGAGAATTTCAACTGCGTCGTTCATCTTTACAAGAACGGAGCGGATCTGACTTCTATTGTAGCTGCAACTAGTAATAACCTTGTTATCGCTGGCGGCAACACTAATATTAGTCTTATCGGAGTCGTTACGTGTAACGGTACCGATACGTTCCAGATTCAGGTAACTCTGACTGGTGCAGCTGGAACTCTCACGGCTGAGGCCAATAAGCAGGCTCTAATTGTCTCTTTGGCTTAATGTTATTATTGTGACTCCACCCCCACTTTCCATATAACCCTCTGATGCGTACGTGTACGCACCACGGTTAGGAAAGGGAACTGAGGTACACATCATTCAACACTTGAATGCCCGATCTGTGAATGGATTGGACATGTGCCGAATCTTTTGGTTCGGAGGACCACTTTATCTGAACCCGGGAGGGAACAGTGTCGGTGGGATCCTCTGTATAGGAAAACTGCATTTCGTGATCCGGATATTAGTTATATCTCGAAACTCGTAATGAGTACGCGGTCTTTGCAAGTGGGTCCTTGGACTAGCACTTGGGGGTCGTTATGCTCGCTTTAAAGGCTTACATTACGACAATCTAGTTAACTACGGTCTGTGCATCATCAAGACATGCTGCCTTCAATGGTAAGTACCATCAAAGATAGCCCATGCCGTTCACAGAACGGGGGTTTGAGCGTGGTTTGAGGGCCTCTCAATCGAAAGAGAGAGAGGATAACCAAACTTCCGTCACTGCAATTGCATAGTAAGTGCCTGTTCCAGGTCAAGAGTAATCTTCCTGTAATAAGTGCCTATTCTGCAAATTCGTAATAAGTCTTCAACTGTATATGATCAGTCCTAGTCCTCTGGTCGGGTGAAACCGACTATGGCTAGTATTGTGAACTAACACGGCTGAAGCTGTTCCGATGGGCAGGGACGGACCCGGCTTAACGGGTACAGCCACCAAGGGATTGAAATCAGGAGGCCAGAGTGAAGGCGCCCTGGCACTCGCTTTAGC